AATATCTGAAAGCTTTTTGCTGGTATGACGCCGAGGACAAAGAGAATTTTGGAGCTTATAAATTACCTATCGGAGATATTGTTGATGATAAATTATATGCTATCCCGAGAGGAATATTTGCTGTTGCTGCAGTTCTCCAAGGTTCGAGAGGCGGAGTAGATATTCCAGAAGCAGACCAGGAAAGAATTAGAGCTAATATCGAGAAATATTATCACAAGATGGATAGAACTGCTCCTTGGGAAGAAAAAGATTTTAAATATGGAAGGATTTTGTCTTCTAAGAACGAGCAATTACTTAGAGACGCTATTACTGCTCTTCAGGGGATATTGGAGGCACTTGCCGTAGAGGAAGACTCGGGCGACCACTCTAAATCTACGCAACTCGCCAGCGATGATATTCTCGAAATAGAGCAATTGAACAAATTACTTAAAGAGATGAAAGGAGAAAAATAATGGAAATTAAAGAAGCTGTAGATGAAATTCAAAAAACTTGGATTGAGTATAAGGAAGTAATTGGTAAATACGGGACTGAACTTTCAGAAGCTAAAGAAAAGCTTGAGAAAATGGATAGTAGGATGGATGAGTTAGAAACTAAATTAAATCGCCCTACTGGTACTCCTTCTCCTCAAGCCGATTTAGAAACTAAAGCTTTTATTAATTGGGCAAGGAAAGGGCAATTGGCGCCTGAAGAAGTTAAACTTCTTTCTACTGATGTTTTCCCTTCTGGTGGGCTTTTCCTTCCTGCCAGCTTAAGTAATCGGATTATAATGAAAGTTCTGGAAATATCTCCTATACGTTCTCTCGCTACTGTTGAGAGAATAGGTGCAGGAGATACGAGAGAATTTATTGCCGAGGCAGATTTCCCTGGTTATGGATGGACTTCTGAAAGAGCAACTAGAGAAGAAACTGACGCTGATAACTTATGGAAGCTATTGAGAATCACGGTTGAGGAAATGTATGCTGAACCTAAGGTTACTCAAAAACTTCTCGATGATGCTGACTTTGACGTAGAGGGCTGGTTAGTCAACGCTATAGCGAAACAGTTTGCTAAAGCCGAAGGAGACGCTTTTGTTAATGGTAATGGAGTAGGTAAACCGAGAGGATTATTAACTCATCCTGAGGTGGCAATAGTTAATACTGCTGCAGATTATGTTATAGATGCTGACGCCATAATCGATTTGACCGAAACTTTACCTGAGGAATTTGATGCTGGAGCAAGATTCCTAATGAGGAAATCTACTCGGGCAGCGATTAGAAAACTAAAAAATACAGACGAAACTGTTTATTTATGGCAACCTCCTTTTGGCGCTGAACCTTCAACTTTGTGTGGCTATCCTATAACTATCGTTCCTGATATGCCAGCTCTGGCTGCTGCTTCTTCAGTTTATCCTATTGTTTTTGGAAATATAGCTGAAGCATATACCATAGTTGACAAGCCAGGAGTTTCTATGATTAGAGACGCCATAACTGCCAAAGGATTTGTGATATTCTACACTACCAGACGGGTTGGCGGAGACGTAGTAAATCCTCAGGCAATTTTGAAGCTCTATACTGCTGCTGCTTAGGAGGTGTGAAATGAAAGACTTGAAAAATAGAGTATTAGTTGCTCATCTTCTTGGTGCCGGGGCTGTTACTACCACAACTAAGAGTAAATACGTTGATTTGGCTGATTGTAATAGCGCTTTGTTTTTAGTGAATATAGGTGCTGGAACTTTTACTGGCGGGAGCGTTACTCCTAAATTACAGGAATCTGATAGCGTAACTGACCTTAGTTTTACCGATGTTGCTACTGATGATTTAATAGGAAGCTTTACAGCTGTAACTTCTACGACCAATGATGATTTAACTGAAGCAGTTGGTTATATTGGCTCTAAGAGATATGTTAGGGTTGTTTTAACTGCTGCTGCTACAGTTTCTGTTCCTGTTTCTGTTAATGCAATTCTTGGAGATTTAAATGTTGAGCCTGGGACTACTGTCGTAACTGGAACTGCTTCTTAAGGAGGTGCTATATGAAAGACCTCAAGAGTAAAGTTGCGGTTGCTCATTTATTGGGCGCTCAGGTAATCGCTGATAGTAATAATAGTTTAGAAAATTCTAAAACAGTAGAAACAGAAACTAACTATGTTGATTTAAGTGGTTATAAAAGTGCAGTGGTTATAGTTAATATCGGAGATGTTGTTTTAAGCGACGAAGATAACTCGCTTATAGAATTTGAGCTTTTAGAAACCGATGACCTTGCGAGTTTTACCACTGTTGACGATGGAGATTTAATTGGCGAGTTTTCTCCTATTCCTGATATGGTAGAAGAAGTTCTCACTGTTGTTGATGATGTAACTCAATCAGTAGGATATATAGGAACTAAGAGATATATCAAAGCTAAAGTTACATATACTATACCAATCGCAACTGTAGAAGGCGAAAGCACAATCCCCAGTACTATATCTTTGCCAATCTCTATTAATGCTGTTCTTGGTGATTCCTGGGTTGAGCCTACGGTAGAACCGGTAACTGGCAGTGAAAGTTAGATTTAATGTAACCATAAGAGCGGGGGAGGTTTTAGACCTCCCCTCACAGTTAGCGATGGAATTAAAGCGCATTGGGTTTGCGACTATCATTAGTGTAGCTCCTGAGGAATATAAAGAGGTGCGCAATGGACATAGGAAAACTAAAAAGAGTACTAAGAACAGTTGATGACGAAGAGCTACTGTATGATTTATACCATCTCTCTTTAGCATTAGTTCAAACTTCTTTAGGCTATGATTTTACTTACGGTGAATATACTGAAGAGAAAGAAGGAACGATAATTTATCTCAATCATGCTCCAGTTATTGAAGTTACAAATTTAGAAACTGATGCGGAAGAATATTCTATAAATCAAAGATATGGAGTAATTTATTTTGATAGCGTTGAAGAAATTAAAATTGAATATGTTGGAGGGTTTGAAGAACTTCCTGAAGATTTAGAATTTGCAGTGATAATGAATTGCGAGAGTATTTATAATCGATTAGGAAGTTCAGGGGTAAGCAGGGAATCGGTATCTGGATATACAGTAGAATATATAGATTCCTTCCCTCCGGTGATTGTTCCCATTTTAGATAAGTATAGAAGGATTATTTTATGAGAGCTCCACACTTAGTAAGCGAGTATGAGATTATTTATGCAACTGATGAATTTGGAAAAATGAATGAAGCGGATAGAGAATTAATTGCTGAATATTATTCTTTTTTAGTGGCTAAGAGAGAGGTGGTAACCTCGAAAATCCAGGGAGTAGAAAGGAGTTTAACTCATACTTTATACACTAAGGAAAGGAAGCCAGAAGCGGGGAATGTAATTATGTACGGAGACGACGAGTTCTATATTGTATCAGTTGATGGAGACGATATAAAACATATCTGGAAGGCTGAGCTGGAATGGATAAAGTAAAAATTGAAGGGTTAGATAAACTGCAAGAGAAATTGCAAAAATTAGAGGGAAAAGCAAGAGAGGGCGTAGTTAAAGTTTTAGATGATAGCGCTTTGGCTGTGTTACGTTCTGCTCAAATAAAATGTCCTGTAGATACAGGAAACTTAAGAGCAAGTTTAACTAAGGAAGTGAACAAAGAAAAATTATATGCAATAGTAGGAACAAAGATTGAATATGCTCCATATGTAGAATATGGAACCGGTATATTCGGGCTAAGAAAAACAAGACTAACTAAAGCTCCTCCCCCGGGGGCTTTAGAGGACTGGGCAAAAAAACATGGTTTTGAATCGGGATATATTGTAAGCAGGGCTATTTTTAGGGCTGGAGGAGTAAGACCTCATCCCTATTTGCGCCCTGCTTATGAGGAGAATAGAAAGGATATAAACGCAAATATTAAACAAGCAGTATTAGAGGCGATTAAAAAACTATGAACTCCGGAGATATTGTGAGGGATTTTATAAATAAGATTAAAGAGAAGAATGTTGCTGGTGGAAATGTATTTTATGCATTCCCCCCTTCTGAAGTTAACTTTCCTTGTATTTCTTTTTATCAGATAGGATTAGGAACGAAGAAATTAGATGATGAATTTAAAGAAACTGAGTTTACTTTCTCTTTTGATATTTGGACAGAAGGTGATATTTATTCTTTAGAATCTGCCCTCGATAGTGCTCTTAAGGAATTACCCTACCACGTAGATAAGCTTGGAGCAGTAGATATAAGTGAAGGCAGTGTTTATAGACGAAATTTAACTTATAGATTTTACTGGAATTATTAGGAGGTGCCAAAATGGCATTAAGCGATACAACTGGAACTTATGGAATTAGGGATTGCAAAATAATCCCGATTGTAACTGATACTGAAAGTGGAGTTACTTACGGTTCTTTGATTGATATTGTAGGTATTCAATCAGTAGAGTTTAATCCTACATTTGTTGAGGAAGAATTACGTGGTGATGATGATGTTCTTGATGTTTATTCCAAAATAAGTAATTGGGAATTCAGTTTAAACTATGGAGAACTTTCCTTTAATGCTCTTGCTGCTTTTACTGGTGGAACGGTTACTAATGCAGGAAGCACACCAAATCAAAGCAAGACTTTTACTCAAACTAAAACCGATATGCCTAAATATTTCAAGTTGATTGGACGTTCAGCTTATTCGACGGATAACCCAGCTGGGGATATTCATGTAGTATTTTATAAGTGCAAAATTACTGATTTAGGACACACTTTCCCTGATACTTATGGAGAGTTTTCTGCTTCTGGAAGAGCAATAGCCAGAATTTATGACGGCAGAATATTTGATTTAATTTGTCATGAGACAGCTACAGAAATTGCGGCTGAACCATCAGTTACTGCTTTAGCTGCTTTCACTGATAATTCCATATCGGCAAGTATAAGCTCGGTTGTGATTTTAGCTGTTAAAGCTACCGGAGCTGGAGATGTCCCTGTTCCTTTTGCCAGAGTAAATTGGGAAGTTACCAGCGAAGATACTCTTGCGGGGATATTATCGGGGGATATTTCTTACACTGATGCCGATGGAATTGCTTATATCTATTACACGACTGGTTCTGGAGCTGGAGCAAATACAGTTACAGCTTCAGTTGGTGCTTATACTGTTACCTTTACTATTACTTGTGCATAGCTATGAAGGGAATAGACTTAAAAGGTAAAAAAATACCAATCGAGTTAGACAGAACACGATACCTAATCTATGACTTAAACGCTTTAGCAGAATTAGAAGATAAGGTTGGAGATTTAGATAGCTTTTTCAAGAGTTTAAACGAAAGAGTAGCAAGTGGAAAGGGATTGTCATTTAAGTCATTACGATTATTATTATGGGCTGGGCTACTTTCCGATGACCCTGATTTAACTGAAAGCACAGTCGGAAGTTTTGTCTATCCTGGAAACTTAGAAGAAGTTACTAATAAGATAATTGAAGCAGTAAACGTTTCTATGCCAGAGGTAGAAGAAAAAAAAATAGCGGAGGGCAAATAGACTGGGTGAGCCTATATCTATTTGGTAAGGAATTAAAGATGAGCGAAGAAGAGTTCTGGAGCTCTACTCCAAAGAAAATCTATTTGCTCTCCTTGGGTTTATCAGGTAACAAGAAAGAAGAAAAGGGCGATTGGTTGAAACTGGCTAAATATATGAGGAGATAATATGCCTGGTCTTGAAGAGCTTGCAACCTTATTAGTTAAAATACAGACCGATACCTCTGAGATGGATAGCGGTTTACAAAAGGCTCAGAAGTCATTGAACAAGTTTTCTAATGTTATGCTTGGAGCTGGCGGAGCGATTACGGGGTCTTTGGCTGCAATTGTCAAAGGCTCGATAGACGCTGGTTCAGCTATGAGTGATATGTCAGTTCGAACTGGTGTAGCGGTTGAAGATTTATCCAGAATGTCTTATGTAGCTGAACAAATAGGAGCTTCATCGCAAAATCTTGAAATGGCTCTTAAAAATTTAAGCATAAGAATGGATGACAATGCTCAAAAAGGCGAAGACGCAAATGATGCCTTTACGAGGTTAGGTATCTCAGTTCTAGATACAGATGGAAAAATGAAATCTGTAACTCAAATTATGTTAGAGTTGGCAGATAAATTTGCAAACATAGAAGACGCAGCGACAAGAACAGGATTAGCAGCAGATTTATTTGGAGCGAGAGC